GTATGGCAAGAGTACAGCAAATTAAAAGTCAATCACTTGCCCTTGGAGGACCTATTCGTGGATATTCTCCAAATTCAAAGGCTGATAATATTCAAATAAATGCTACTGCTGGCGAATGGCTTCATCCTGTTGAGACTGTTCAGTATTATGGAACCAGAACAATGGAAGCAATAAGACAAAGATTAATTCCAAAAAATATTTTAAATAATATAATGGGAAATTCCTATATTCCAACCTCAAGACCTGGAGGAAATCATTATGCCTCTGGAGGACCTGTTAGCGGGCCCTCTTCTACCTCTGCGGGCGAGAGCAAGCAATCTCCAACAATACTTAATAATCTGAATATTCTTGATCCAAGTCTAATCAATCAATGGGCGAGATCAACAACCGGGACTCAAACTTTCTTGAATGTTATTACTGAAAATACTTTCCAAATAAAACAAATTTTGCAGCAAGGATAAAAAGAATATGCCAAGAAAATATGGAACGGTTACAACTCCCTTTGGTGCTTCTGGTTTATTGACCGAGCTACTTGCCTTTATTTGTGGAACAGAAGTTGTAGCGGAGAATCTAACTGGAGCTGGTACAGCCTGGGATGGAACCCTTGCTCATTTTCCTGTAGGATTAGGGAGACTATTAATAGATTATACAATAGGTGGAACCGCCTATCAAGCAGTTGATGATGGATCCGGAGTTATTATTGGAACTCTTGTATCTGCCGGCTCCATAGTCTATGCGGATGGAACTTATAGTATTGATTTTGACTCTGCTCCAACTGGAACTCCGACAGCGAGTTATATTTATGGAGAGCCTGGAAGGGATTGGAGAGTTGTAATCAATAGAAATTCAAGAACTCCTGCTCTTCCTTCCTATACAGAACCTTGGGGTTCAGATATGAAAGAAGTAATTCTTTCCAATACTGGATTATCTGGTCAAGAGAGTATAATGATCGGAATAAGGGAATGGAAATATGCCGTTGGTAATGGTTATGGTTGGGATTTAAATGGATATATTACCTATGTTGCTGGAAATTGTTGGAATAGTAATAACAATCAACATCTTCGTACTACTTATAATACAACCTGGAATAGATATACCTATCATCCTGGAATGCCATTATATAATGGTTCTGTGAATTATTTCTTTTATGTCAATCAACAAAGAATAGTTATACAGGTTAAAGTACAGACTCAATATGAAGGATGTTATTTTGGTTTCGGAAGAAGATTCGGTCCGAAAACAGTTTATCAATATCCTCTAGCAATTATTGGAACTCTTCATGGAAATAATCCTTATACTTTGGTTGATACAAATAGAAGATATATAATCGGTCTGACAGGAAGTTCTGGTGTTGGTCGATATTTCATTGTTAAACCAGATAATGTTTATTTGACAGGCGTTGTTTTAGCGCAAAGTTATCCATTCTATACTTTTCAGGATTTAACTTCTCTGGAGCTGGATGAATTAAATAGAGCAATGGTCACTCCGACTTATATTGTCGATGATACAAATGAAGTTACCTTTATGGATTTGGATGGTGTTTATATGGTAAATGGTAATGGTCTGATGTCGGAGGATAGAGTTATTTTCAATGGGAAAACTCATAAAGTTTTTCCGGACATAAATCGAACCGCTTATAATAATTTTCTTTGCATAGAAGAAGCAACGACCACCACTACGACCACGACAACCACAAGTACCACTACGACAACCAGTTAATGGAGGTTTAATATGCTTTTAGATTATGTAGTTCATTTAAATCCAACATCTCATAAAGATGTCTTATCCAAGATAAGAACTTTTGCATTGGGTAAAGGGTGGACATCTGTTGAATATCAAACGGCTAAAGCATGGACAAATCTTGGTGCTGGAGTTTATGGTTGGACTGCTGGAAATAATGATTTTTTGCAATTGAATAGTATTGGATATGGAAGTCAGGATATGACTTATCGATTCTATGCTGAAGGAACAGCATTAGATCCGCTTCAAGAATGGTTGGATTGTGCTTTAACTAATCCAAATAACAAAGTATATGGAACTATTAGTACAAATCCATGGCTTCAAAATATTATTAATGCTACAACCTTTAGAAGTATTAGTTTATCTCCAGGAACAATGACTGCTTTATGGATATTTGGTAATCAACAATTTATTATAGCTGTTATACAAGTTTCCACTACCCTTTTTCAAATGCTTTATTTTGGAACAATAGAATTATTTAATACAGCAGAGACGGAATTTAATATTATCGCTATGAGTCAATTTAATGCTACCTATAAATGGCATCAGGCAGAAACTTATCCCAATTATTGGTATCCTCTACTCGGAGGAATAGCTGTTAGTTATGATAATTTCTGGATGGATGCTGCTTTAAGATCAATGTCTACTTATTATAGTCAAAATGTAATGCTCAATAGACTTGTAATTTTGGGTGGAGGGTCGTATAATAGATTAACTCCGGTAATCAACAGGAATGCTTATTCTGATAAACGAATATTAATTAAGCCTACTGTTTTCTATTTGAGGCCATCAAATTCTATTCGGTATCCAGTAGGCAATTATCCTTTCTATTTTATTAATTTCCAAGGTCTAACCGCTGGTCAGATTTTGATTTATGGATCGGAAGAATATATTGCCTTTCCTTCTGTTTTTCCAACAGCCGATAAATTTGGTATTGCCTTTAGGATTGCATAGTGACTGATAGAATCGGAAATATCTGTGATGGTAGCGGGAGAGAACAAGTTCGCTGTATCACATATTCAGGAAATCTATTTATTCCTGCTGATACTGGATTACTTTCTCCCGGAGTTGAAAGAAGGGATGATTTTTGGGCTTCTGATCGGCTTGAATTTCCCGAAAGTATTATAGGAGATAATATTTTAGGTCATATCTGTCATTCATTCGGAGATGAAAATTTATTCTATAGAATCTGGTTTACTCCTATTGTTATAGCAGCGGGATTCATTGTGGAAGAAGTAGAATATCTTGTAAGTATGTGGAATGCTTTTCTTGATACTGTTTCTGTAGTTTCTGATATTCAGTTTTCAGGTGAAACTGAGGGAATTTCAGTCACAAGTTATACACCGCCTTTTAATATAAATAAATTCGGAGAACAGACCGCTCTTGTCGTATTAAGTAGGGAAGGACCTCCATTACAGAGTACAATAGTTCGGTTTATTATTGATGGAGTAAATTATGATATTACCGTAACAGGAATAAGAATTATTCCTTGGGATATTGAACCCAACTGGGATAAAAGAGTTAAATTAACAATGAATTTTGAGACAGTTCTGGAAAGAACAAAATATTTTATTGAGCAAAGAAGACCATTGAGAGAATCAAGTTTTCGAGAAACTTCTTTTGGTGTTCTTGTACAGGGTATTCAAAAACAGAAATTAAAAAACACTATTCTTTATGGTAGTAGTAAAATGTTTGGAGTTCCTATTTTCTCTGAAGAATGTATTCCTGCTTCAGATTTTAATGGAGCTGATCATATTCATTTATCAAATGCTACAACCTATTTATGGCATTTGATAAATCAAGTTGATTATGCTTTGATTATTGATTATGTGAATATGGTCTCTGAAATAAAAGAAATTGATTCAGTTACAACAAATCAAATTACTTTTATTAGAGAAATAGATCAGACTTTTAATTATTTAACGAGTATTGTTTATCCCATATTCTTTGGTGCGATAGATTCTGTTAATACAAATTTTCAGACAGATAATCTTAATGAAGTTGATATAGTTTTTAGGGAGTTTATATTTGGCTAATGATATATTAAATATCGGCTCTTTTTCTTTTTTTCCATTGGATATAAACTGGGCAAAACAGTTGAAGAGTAAATTTGAATTTGGTAGGGCCCTAGTTCAATATATAGGAACTGCTTCTGTTATGGATGCTTATTCTGAAGATACACCAGAAATATATGAATTTGGAGTAACAATAACAACTCAAGCAGAATATTATGCTATGCTTGATTTCTGGCATGAAAGAAAAGGAATGCACGGAAAGTTCTGGTTAAAGGTTCCTATTGAAGAATTTACCTTGAAAATTGCAGCTACTATTGGAAGTACTGTTTTAATTGTTCATAGAAATGAAGCAATAAAGATTTATCAGGATAGAGAAAGAATCTGGATTAGAATGAATAATGGTGATATAATCACTAGGCAAATTCAGAGCATAATAGAGGACGAAATTAATGATTATTATACTTTGAATTTACCTAACCCTTTAGATAGAAACATCTCTCTTACTGGTTATGATTTAATAGGAAGACTTTTATTATGTAGGTTTGATGATGATGGTCTTCCTATCGATCTTGAGACCAATAGGATTGGAGAAATTACTTTTAGGGTTGTGGAATTGGTTAATGAATATTCAGAGGTGATTTAAGTGACTACTCTTGAAGCCAATATGGAAAAATCGGAAATGGTAGCAATGCCGGAGTTGTATGTTTTAAGATATGGTGTTACCATAGATAGATATACTTCCTGGCCTACCGATATAACATTTTTAGGAAACCTATATAAAGCGGGTTCTATAAAAAGAGGGTCCTTTGATATTGATTCAGAATTGAGTAATACTAAAATTGATATCGCTGCTGCTTTATATCCGGCTTTTTTGAGATATGTCTCTAATATGCCTATTATGCCGACTCTGGTAACTATTTATAGGTCTATAACAGACGACTATTCCCAATATGCAATTATCTTTGATGGAAAGGTGATGTATATCACCGTTAAAAATAAACAGGTTACAGCCCATTGTGAAACGGATAGTGGTTTAGATATTCCCTGGCCCCGACTTATTTATGAAAGTTATTGTAATCATGATCTTTTTGATTCTGGTTGTCAATTGGATTCTGCTTTATATAGAGTCATAGCAGTACTTTCAGATATTAATGATTCTGAATTAACAAGTACAACATTTTCTACGAAGCCAGATGGATATTTTATTGGGGGTTGGGTTGATTTTGGAGGCGATATGAGGATGATAACAAATCATGTTGGGAATATTATTACGATTCAAATTCCTTTTGATAGTAGTCTTATTATTGGTTCTGAAGTGGATGCTTATCCTGGTTGTTCTGGAAGTCCAGACCATTGTAAGACAAAGTTCTTGACAGATAATTATAATAATTTTTTTGGAATGCCAATGATTCCAAGTACAAATCCTGTCATGTGGGGAATATAATAATGAAGAAGGAAAAGAAAAAAACTCCATTATTCTTAGATGACACCATTTGGGTAAAATTTTTTGAAGCTATGGAAAGCTGGAAAGGAACTCCTTATAGACATTTTACAATGGTTAAAAATAGAGGGGTTGATTGTACTGCATTTATAGGGGCTTTATTTTTTGAAATCGGCGTCTTAAATTCCATAGAGCGAATATATTATCCAAAAGATTGGCCCGTTCATAGTAAAGAAGAATTTGTGAGGGATGGAATATCTTATCACATGGAACATAATACTAAACCCGGATTTTCTTTTATAGTATTTAAAAAAGAAGAAATTGAAGATATCAATAGTATTGAACTAATAAGAGGAGATGTTTTAACTTTTGCTCTTGCATCAGAAGTAAGTCATCATGCCGGAATAAATATAGG